AGTGCGAAAACAGGGATAGCAACCCCTCTAAAAGTTCTGTTTAACCCTTATGGAGCAAACAGATGGCTAATAAACCTATTCCAGATAACGTCCCTTCGATGATGCAGAAGGATTTCGGGACTTCTGTGTTAATTACAGACCCTAGGAGTGATGCGTTGATGAAAAAAGCGCGTATGAAGAAGTATAAAATCCCTGAAAATCGCTTGGAGAAGTGGTGTGGAGGTAAAGATGGGTTTGATGATTATGTAGAATGGTTATAATCGGGTCTCCGACATAAACCCTTGGTGGGCGCGAAACTCCGTCAATTACTCTGATAAATACTTTGGACGAGTAGTGGTGTATTCATGCCCACCTTTCAAACATTTAAGGACATTAGTATTGCTTTTGGGGCACACCCAAATACTAGTGATTTAGTGGTGGTTAAAGATGAAACTTCCATCAAAAATGCTTTACAAAATTTAATTATGACTAAGAAAGGTGAAAGACCTTTCAATTCCGAAATTGGAAGCAGAATTCCTGAATTGCTGTTTGATATGATGGATTATGCTACTGCCGCTTCAATTAGAGATGAAATTTTCTTTCTGGTTAACAAATATGAGGGTCGAGTGAATCTTTTAGATGTTATCGTAACTCCAGATTATGACAACAATTCCTATGAAATTTACATTGAGTATGAAATCATCGGTAGAGAAATAGAAGAAGCCCCATTTACGACAGAATTTCTATTACAGAGAACGAGATAATCGATGCCATACTCTCAGTTAAATCAATTAGACTTTAATAATATAAAAGCTTCGCTCAAAGATTATTTGAGAGCGAATTCAGATTTTACTGACTATGATTTTGAGGGCAGCACTCTCAGTCAACTTCTGGATGTTTTAGCTTATAATACTTATTATACTGCATTCAATACCAATATGGTAGTGAATGAGATGTTTTTGGATTCTGCTACATTAAGAGATAATGTTGTAGCAATTGCAAAACAATTAGGGTATCGTCCAAAATCAGCAACTGCTTCAAAGGCTGTTGTTACTACAAATCTTTCGTATCCATCCTCAAATGCTCCTCAGACAGCGGTTATAAGGCGAGGAAAGGCGTTCACAGCAATTTTTGAGAATACTGTATACCAATACAGTATTTTAGATGATGTAAAAACACCAGTTAATAATGGCATTGCGATATTCGAGAATCTAGAAATTTATTCTGGCACTATTGTAACGGATTATCATACTGTTAACACTAGTTTAAGAAATCAAAGATTTTTACTGAGAAATCAAAACATTGACACAACAACGATTCGCGTAAAAGTTTATCAATCACAGCAATCAACTGCTTTTGAATTATATGATTATGCAGAAAATATTTTGAATGTAAATCCAGAAAGTAAAGTTTTCTTTTTAACTGAAATTGAAGATGAAAACTATGAAGTTAAGTTTGGTGATGGTGTTTTTGGAAGAAAACTTTTAAATGGTGAGTATATTGAAATTTCTTATTTAACTACTCCTGGTCCTGCGACAAACGGTGCAAAAATATTTTCGTTTAGTGCGTTAGTAGAAGATCAAGATTCTACTATCACAAATATCAATGCACTATCAGTTAACGTCAATAGTATTACTGTAATATCTCCTTCATCGGGAGGAGAATTTTCTGAAAGTTTAGATAAAATTAAATTTAATGCTGCTAAAAATTATGCTACTCAAGACAGAGCGGTAACAGCAGAAGATTATAAGGCAATTGTTAGAAATTTATATCCATCAGTAGCTGATATCACAGCATTTGGTGGCGAAGAGGATAGTCCACCAGAATATGGTGTAGTGAAGATTGTAGTGAAACCGAAGTATGCCACCACTCTCACATCTTATACAAAAAATGAATTAGAGAAGAAACTAAGGAAGTATTCTGTTGCTTCAGTAACACCAAAAATAGTAGACCCTTCTATTTTGTATGTCGAATTAACCAGCAAAATTTATTATGACACTAATTTGACTACTTACAAGTCAGATAAAATTAAATCGTTAGTAATCAAAAATATCGAAGATTATATTAAATTATCAGATACTGAAAAATTCGATGGTAAATTTAGATATAGTAAATTCATTGGGGTTATTGATGATTCCGATGCTTCTATTAAATCTAACTTGACAACAATTATGATGAGAAAGGATTTTTATCCCGCCATCAATTCAAAATTTTATTATGAAATATGTTTTAAAAATTCTATTGTGCAAGATGATATGCCTACTATCTCCAGCACAGGATTTACAGTAAGAGAATTTCCACTCGACACTGTTTATATTGAAGATAGAAATGGCAAATTGGTCTTGTATAAATTAGATAGTATAACTGGAGAAAAACAAGTTTTAAGAGCAAATCTAGGCGATGTAAATTATAACACTGGTGAATTGAGAATGTATGATTTGATTATCTTAAAAGGAAGTTTTAACGATGATAAGATTGAAATACGTGCTACTCCAGCAGAAAATGATATTGTTTCTGCTAGAGAAATGTTTTTAGATGTAGATATCACCAAGAGTAAATTTACGATTATTCAAGAGTAGTTAAATGGCTGCAATCAAGAAAAGAATTTCTACATTAGTCAATAAGCAGTTACCAGATTTTATTTCTGCGGAATATCCAAAGTTTTCTGCGTTCTTGCAGAAATATTACGAGCAACTTGAGTTGCAAGGACAACCTCTTGATATTATACAAAATTTAACAAAGTATACTGATATTGATTTCTACGAAAAACAATTATTATCAGAATTTACTACTGCATCGTCAAATATAAATGCAACGGCGACAGAAATATTTGTAGAAAATACTGATTCTTTCCCCGACACTTTCGGTTATATTTTGATTGATGACGAAGTTATTTTTTACGAATCAAAAACGACTACTTCATTCGTTGATTGCAAAAGAAACGTTAGTGGCACCACTAAATTAGGTGATTTATATAATTCATCTGTTTTTAAAGAAGGTGATTATGGGAATGGCGAAAATCACCTTTCTGGAACGCAAGTTTTTAATATTAGTAATTTATTCCTCTATGCTTTTGTCAAAAATTACGAAACACAATATCTTGCATCGTTTCCAGAAGAGTCATTAAAACCAGAAGTTGACAAAAGAACCTTAATTAAAAATATTAAGCAATTTTATAGAGCAAAAGGAACAGATCAATCAATACGTTTTATTTTCAATTCTATAGTTGCTCAAAATCAGAATGACATTCCTTCGATTTATTATCCAAAAGATACTACTTTAAAAGCTTCGACTTCAAATTGGATTAATAAACTTGCATTGCGTGTAAAAGTAATTTCTGGTGATCCATTCAAAATAATTGGGCAAAAATTATATCAAGAAGAAGACATTTACGACTCTACTGTGAGAAATGCATTTGCAGTAGTGGATAATGTGAATTTCTTAGGAAATTATGATGGGGAAAGCATTTATGAAATTGCTTTGGCACCAGAAACTGTTGTTGGAGAATTTTCGATTGCCAAAAAAACATTTTTGACGAAAAGATTACTTCCATCAACTTCACAAAATAATAGAATCAATGTATTTTCAACAGTTGGTTGGAAATCAACAAAAGGTCAAATAAAAATTGGCAATGAAACCTTTACTTATAAAGATAAAAATGTAAATCAATTTGTTATTGATAATCGTAGTGGGAATGGTGATTATCCCGTAAACACTCCAGTATATAATTATAGCAATCTTTTGTCAGAATATGAAGAAAATGGAGTTACGTATTCGGTAAAATTATTATGCTATGGTGTTTTGTATGGAGTATCCATTTCGGATGGTCAACCATATTCAACTGAAGGAGATTCAATTCAAATCAGTGATTCTGGATTTGAAACTAGAAATCCTGTTATTTACGACAAGTCACAATCTTCTGTTAGATGGAAAATCAACGATTCCATTGCTACTAGCAATATTTCTGGATTAAATGATGTATTAGTGAATGTTGCTGCCATATATGAGGATGAACAATATTATTATATTGCTTCTTCTGGTCTACCCAGTTATACCATAGGCACATTCACTAATTTATCTCCACAGGACCAAAAACACCTCAAATTAATAAGAAAAGAATCAATTAGAAATACAGAATTATATCCAACCCCATCAAAAGATATTGGCATTTTCTTAAATGGTGTTTTAGCATATGGATATAAAGACTATGATGAAAATGATGTTATTTTCGGTGGTTTAACGCACATAAAAGTAACAGAAAAAGGTAGAGGTTATAAAAATGCTCCATATGTTTTAATTGATGGAGATAAAGAAGCAACAGCGAAAGCAATTCTTTCTGGAGAAGTTATAGAAAGAATAGAAATTATTAATCCAGGAAAAAATTATACCAGTAATCCAGCAGTTACCATTACATCTGGTAGGGGAGCTATTGTAACCGCTACCGTCACCAAAGATAAAGTGACAAAATTAACCATCGTAAATCCTGGCGAATATTATTCCACTCCTCCGTTAATTGTAATTAAAGATAGCACTAACAATGGAAGATTAGCAGAATACACTTCTATTATTTCCACAGATGGCAAATTAATTGGATTTAATAAAATTAGTGAGGGTAAATTCTACACCCAAGAAAATATAAGTGTTCAGGTTGTTCCCATTGGCAAAGAAGCGGAAGCAACAGCATATGTAAAGCGTTGGAAAAGAAATAGATACGAAAATTTAAAAAATAAAATAGATTCTGAAAATGGTTATCTTTTTGAGAATATTGAAAAATCATTTGGATATGGATATGCCCATATTGCAAATCCTTCTTCACTTAGAATAGAATTATTAGATACAAATTCAAATAATCATTCTCCAATTATAGGATATGCTTATGATGGCAATCCTATTTACGGTCCATATGGATATTCCAATCCGTTAAATCCATCTTCTTCTGTAGAAAGAATGGGATCTAGTTGGAGATTAAAAACTGCTAGAGATTTTGGTGGTCCCGATATAGTTACCTATCCTTTAGGTAGTTTTATTGAAGATTATCGTTATCAACATAGATTTGGCAGCCTTGATGAAAATAATGGCAGATATTGCGTAACACCAGATTATCCAAATGGCGTATATGCATATTTCATAACAATTGACGCCATCAATCAACCAGTTTTCCCATATATTCTCGGTGAAAGATTTTATGGTATTCCTGTAGAATCTAATTACGCCGAAAAAATAAGTCAAGCAAATGTGCCATCAAAATCAAGAAGATTAAAAACTTCAATAACACCAAATAATGGCGTATACACCACAGCAATAGTAGAAACAACTACTGAAGGTGGAGTAACATCTTCTGTAGTCGAATCATCTCCAGAAAATTTTTCTGTTGGGAATTCTGTCATAATTAACAATAATGAAACATCTGGCAGTGGATTAGTTGCTGAAGTTTCTTCGCTGAAAGGAAAAATAATTGATTCTATAGAATCTACACAAACTAAATCGATAAAAATTACTTCAAAAAATCCAGTATACTTTTTTGACAAATCAATTATTACACAAGAAGATACAAATGCTAGTGGTGAAATTGTTGGTGATATTTTTTCTTCAGATACTTTTGTATTGAGAAATGTCACTGGACAATTCAATTCTTCATCGAAATTAAATTCTGCTTTAAGAATTGTCAATTTAATTGTAGATAATCCTTCTTTTTATACTAGGAATGCTGGTATAAATTTAACCAATGGAAAGGAAGTAGTTGTTTTATCAATATCTGCTAATACACTTAGAGTTGCTTATAATCCTTTTCAAAATAATGAAGGTATTTCTTTCCCACAATCATCAAATGGCATACTAAAAGATAAAATTTATTATATTATAAATGCCACAACAAATTCATTCCAAGTATCAGAAACGAAAAATGGAAACCCATTGACTTTATCCAGTACTTCTTCATTTGGAATAGTAGCTACTAGTCAGAATGGTAAAGGAATTATATTAGAGCAAGTTGCTTCTGGAAATACTGTAAAAGTCAAAGTGGTTGATGGAGATTTCTATCCAACAATAGATTATTATTTGAGAAGTGAAATTATTGATGACACGATTGGCAGTAAAATATTCCAAGTAGATGAATTAAGTAAAGGTGTAGAAATATTTTCTCTCAATAATAATATTGCGTTGGTCACAACTACCGATAAACATAACATAACTGAAAATGATATTGTTGATATTGATATTATTCCAGATGATGCAATTACCACAACAAAATATTATGTCAGAAAAAGAATTTATCAAACTGTTAAATTATTCGAACCAGAATTAAATGCAGTTATTGATGACACTGGTATTGGTATTATTAAAAGATTAAACAGTGGAGAAGATTATGCAAATGATGGTTCTTCAGTATTTTCTAATGTCGAATTATTATTCGCTGATCAAACACAGTGCAGAGATGAAAATGGGTTAATAGTTTCTCCTGATATAGCTTTTATTGGTTCGGAAGGGGCAGAGGGAAATGCAAAAGCGACTATTACAGTAGTTGATGGAAAAGTAACTACGAATGGAGTAGTGATTACAAATAAGGGTTCTGGATATAAAATTGGAGATATCTTAACCGTAAAAAATTCATCTTTACAAAGACTGTCTGGTTCTTTAAGTCAATCTTACTTATATCTAGAAGTTTCTCATGTAGGATTTGGAATAAACAACAATCAATTAACTTTAACTAACGTATCTTCTATTTCTCAAAATGATATTCTAATAGTCAATAAAGAACACATTAAAGTAGATTCTGTAAATGCTGACACAAATACTTTAACTGTGACCAGAGGATTTAACAATACAATTAGAGAAAATCATTATAACGGCAACTCGGTTTCTTTTGTCGATGGAAAATACACTTTCATATCTGGCAATACTTTAGGTGGAGGATCAAATAGTCCTATTGTAAAATCTTACAATAGAGAAAAGCAGGAATTAACAGTTGTATACAACTTAGACCAAACTTTAAATTCTATTGCAGATATTTCGTTTAATTCATCATTTTTTGATAATGGCACTCCAGCAAAATTAGTTTCTGTTGATTCAGTTGTTTCTAGACCACAATATAAATTTGAATTTGCAAAACATTCTATATCTAATGATTGGATTCCTAATCCAATCATAGAAATACAAAAATATTATCGTTATAAGTTTATTACTAGTGATTCTTCCCTTGCGGGGTCATTTTTAGAATTTTCTCCTAGTAAAAATAAAAATATTGTAACAACTGAATGTATTAAGGGTAACGTAGTACCTGGATCTGGTGATGAAAATTCTTCTTATATTTCAGTTAAGTTTGGATTCGGTGATGCAAGTCCTTCAAATAATTATAATGTAAAGCAAGCAATAGATTTTGCTAATTTTTATTATTATGATAAATCTGAAATAATTCAATCCGACGATTCATACTTATCTTTAATAGATGATCCTTTACAGGGGCAAAAAGTAGTAACTTACGTATCTCCATACTCATTTGCATATGATTTGACTAAAATTCCTGAATATGATGGTTCTGGTGTTTATACTTACACCACAACATCAATTTTTGCTGATGGAGAAATTAGTAAAATTAATATAACTAATTCTGGTAGATCTTATAAAAAAACACCAACTGTTTTTGGAATATTGCCAACGCAAAGCAAAAGGTGTATAGCTGCCTTAAATTTTGACGAAGGAGATAAAAAAATTGTTTCTATTTCGGTCGATTTTCCTGGAAGTAATTACATAAATCCAAAAATTGTTTTGGATGATGATGGAGAAATTTTATTTTTAAAATTTAATGTCGTAAAAGGAAACAATGGTGAAATTATTGCTATTAAATTTTTACAAGATTATACTTTTACAAAAAAACCATTAATTTATGTCGTAGAGCAGAATGTTAGAGTATTTTTTGGCGGAAACAATATAGGAAAACCAAAAAATCTAAAAGTAACTTATAATGGATCAAACTATTATAATGATAATACTATTTCCTCTATATTAACTTCTCATCAAATTCTACATATTACCAATTTCAATTCAGAAACATTTCTGAATGGCGAAATTGTTAGACAATATGAAGGAGGATTTTTAATTGCAGAAGGAAGAATATCAAAAGATGGATTTAATCCCAATAAAAATTTCTTAAAAGTCGAAAATGTTATTGGCGAATTCAAGACAAATATTGATATAGTTGGCAATTTAAAGAATAAAACTGCTAAGGTCACTAAAGTATTTTATTCTCTTTTCAATTCAGATGTGAAATCATATTTTGATAATGCTGGATATTATGACACCAGTAAAGGTCATCTTTCATCTTTAACTGATAGAATTAGTGACTCTTATTTTTACCAAGATTATTCTTATGTTGTAAAATCAAAAACACCAATTAATATTTGGAAAAAACTAGTCAAACAAACTGTACATCCAGCTGGTTTTAAAATGTTTGGGGAAGTGGCAATAGATGCCGCTGCACAAACACAAATGCCAGAAAGGCAGAATGTGACATCTAGTATTAGTATTTTAGAACTATGGGATTCAGAAAAAAATAAAGTAACTATTGAAAGTACTCGCAGACAGATTACACAAACAATAGTACAGACTAGGGATACTAATGTAAGTAGAGGAAAAGGCAGTGTTTTAGTATCTGGTATCGATACTACAGAATTATTATCATATGTCTTCACTTTACAGCAAAATTTTGATGGTGATTTTGATGAATCTGGAAATATTGTTGGTAGAAAATCATTTAATATGATACTTCCTGGTTATGGTGTAATGAATGTAGCAAACGCAAATAATTTGTTTATTACATTAGACGGAATTATACAGGAGCCAGGTGTTTCTTACACCATTTCTGGATCAACAATTACATTTGCTACCGCTCCACTGGGTCCAAGAATTTCAAATAATCAAGAAGTAGAAGCACAAAAGTTTGTTGGTAGAATGATTCGTTTTAAAAATGAATCACTTAATAATCAGTATTTTAGAAAAATTGAAAATATCCAGAAAGATTTTGATAATACAAAAACTAGATTCCCATTATACTATGAAGATGGTTCTAGTGTTATTTTAGATGCTAAAGAAAATCTTTTAGTTTCTTTAGATGGTGTTGTGCAGGAAAATAAAATGACACCATTAATTCCTGCTACATCATCTTATTATATCGATAGAACAAAAACTCCTAATGAAATTGTTTTCGTTGATGCTCCAAGAAAACTTGATAGTGTTAACTATACTAGATTTTTTGCTTATAGTATAGGAAATTACGAAAGATTATATATTGATAATAATTTATTCAATGGAGAAAAAAAGGGTCCATTTACACTTACTAGTGTTTTGGGTGATCAAACTGTTACAATAGATAATGACAGAACTGTATTAATTTTCATAGAAGGAATTTTACAAATACGAAACAGATCTTACACAATTACTGGGTCAAACATATATTTCACTGAAGCTCCTCGCCCAGGTCAAATTATAAACATTCTTTATCTTTATGGACGAGAGACAGAAAAGAAATTAACATTTTATAATTTTGAGAATAATAAATTTTTTAACAGAATTGATTTATTATCGTCTGCATTTATTACTAATGACCAATTATTAGATTATGATACCGTTTATCAAGGAAATACTTTTAAAAATTGGGAATCGGTAGGAGAAATATTAAATTCATATGCAAGTAGTGATTCTCAAGGTAATCCAACTTTAAGAATTATTTTCAGGCAACAAAACTGCAAATTTGATATAACAAAACCAATTAAATTAACATCATACAAAAAAACTGTAAGTGAGTTTATCATCGAACCGTCTGAAATAAATTCTATTACTGATTACACCAAGGATGATGAAAATAATGAATTAGTTTATAAAACTAAAGCTGGTTGGATGTATGGAACTGAATTAAAACCAAAATATTCAAATAATTTAGAAGTCAATGATTTGGTGCAAGTTGATGGAGAAAAAGATTATAGAAGAATTACATTAATACCAGATGTTCTCAAAAAACTTGGTCATCGCAAAGAAGATCTAATTGAAAATAATCATTATGGTCAAGTAGGCGTAACAACTTATAATGGTTTGACTGAGGGTATTGGTCTCAGCGTCCTAGCAAATACTACCCAAGGAAAAGTCACATCATTAATTTGGAATAACAGAAATTATGCTGATTATGCTTTCAGAGTTTCTGTTGGTATTATTATTCCCACAATAATAACGGGAAGAAATTCTTTAATTACATTAGATTATCAAAATAAAGTTGAATTGAGAGATGGCACAGAAATTACATTAATAAATCCAAATGCAAGTGTATTGCAAAAAAATAATATAAACATACAACCAAGTGCTTATAACTATCCTGAATCTCCCCAGTTAGTATTTGTTCCACAACCTCCTAGAGATACCTATGGTAATATTACTGGTCCTGTAACAGGAGGTGGTGCATCTGGGTTTGTTGTCATGAATGGCGGCGAAATTATAGATGTTGTTTTGACTAATGGCGGAAGTGGGTATTCTGTCCCACCGAAGGTTTATGTAACCAGAGGTTACAACATTTATAGGTCGAAAGAAAAAGTAGTTTCTTCCAGGACAGATTTAATATTATCGCCAAATATCAGATCAATCTTTGGTGTCTATACACAATGGCTGTTAGATATTGGATCTAAATTAGTTCCAGATATCGTCAACACTGTTGATGTTAGATCTGCATATAATTCAACAAACCCAACTATCGTCGTAACACCAAAACCATTAATAACACCTATTGTTGAAAATAAAAAAGAAATAACATCTATCATTAATCTGGAACCAGCGGTTATCGATAGCATTTCTGACATTTCATATCAAAGATTGTCATTTTTCCAATTTGACCCATTAATAACAACTATTGATGTAACAAAAACAACTACTGTAATTGCTGATTTTGGTGCAATTGACACATATGGAAGTGGAGTTGATAATGATAAGTATGAATTTGCTCAGTTAGGAAATAGATTTGAAATATATGAAAATATTAAATTTATGACAGATTATGGTGTTGCTAATGTAAGTCAGCAAAATACTTTGGAAATGATGGATATTTATTATCCAACCGTAACAATAGGTGATTTTGCTGATAGAGGTGCATCGTCTTTAAGTGCATCTGGAGACATATGGCAATTGTCTTGGCCTACTATTAACGAATATGGAGCACTGTTGGATATTTCTTTAACAGAAACTGATACTATAGTTTATGTTCCAAATACAAATGCATTCCCATCTTCAGGAAAACTATTAATAGGTGATGAAATTATCACATACACAGGCAAACTTTCGGATCGTTTTATTGGCGTTGTGAGAGGCGCCGATAATACTATTGCTAAAACTCACAATGCAGGTGATTACTTGAGAAGTTTGCAGTAAACAGTATAAATATAAATAACTCGGAATTACCAGAAATAACAAAAAAGGAAAACTATGGCAGCCATCATTTCTGAAAAATTCAGAATCTTTAATGCTAAGCAATTTTTAGAGTCACTATCTGAAGGTAGCACTGGCACCGAAGCAACTTCTGACGAAAGAACAAAATCCTATTTTTTTGTAGGTCGTCCGCAAAAATGGAATGCATATTTAGAAATCTATTCTACTGTTGGCACATTCCAAGTAGGTGAACAAGTTTATGTAACAGGTTCTGGTATTACTTTATCAAACTCTCCATTCCGAGCAACTGTAGAGGCTGTATACCCAAATAGTTTACTGCTATCTAACGTTTTTCCAAATATTTCTGCAGTTCCTAGTGTTGGTTCAGAAATTAGAGGAAACACTTCAAATGCTACGGCAAATGCTGCCATTTATAGATATGCTACTGATGAAACTCCTTTAAGACCAGCAGATAATGATGATGAGGATAAGAGCATCCATGATGATATGATTGCTCTAAAAAGAATCAATTCCGAGCAAGTAAGAGCAGTTGTAAGAAGATTTAACTGGAATCCAACGGTCAATCCTAAATTTGACATGTGGAGACCTGATTATTCATATGCAAATTTTGCTCAAGTAGATCCAGATGGCGTTGGATCACAAACAGCTGCACAGAATCTTTCTGCTGCAAAATATTATGTTATCAATAATAACTACGAAGTTTTTAAGTGTTTGTATAATGGAGTAAGTTCTACTTCTCCAACTGGCATTAATGCATCACTAGAACCAAAAAGAAATCCAGGTCCAACTGGTGAAGGAGCATACGATTCAGCAACAGGAATCTTCACCGAATATCCAGATGTGTCAAATGGATATGTTTGGAAATATCTATACACCATCCCAACAAATGACGTGTTAAGATTCCTTTCCACAGATTTTATGCCAATTGTTGAAGATGTAACTGTAAAAACATTGGCAGCGACTCAGGGTGGAAGTATTTCTGCTGTAGTAGTGAGAGGAATTGGTTCTAACTTACCAGCAAGTGAAGTAATTTACGCCGCTATCCTCGGAGATGGAAATGGTGGTAGAGTAAGAATTGAAACAAATCAAACAGGAAATATCACAACTGCTTATCTTGTTAACAACTCTGGTCAGAGAGTTAATGTATCTGGTAGTGGTTATACATATGCAAACATTCTTTTGAAAAATGGTCATCTATTTGAAAATCCCGATTTAACTTCCCCATTCACTGTTTCTGCTAGTGCAAGTGGACATGTGGAAGCAATTGTCTCTCCTAGAAATGGTCATGGCGCAGATGTTATTTCTGAGTTATTAGCAAAAAGAGTTATGGCGAATATTCGCCTAACTTATGCAGAAGGATCTGGAGATTTCCCAGTAGATAATGATTTTAGAAGAATTGGTATTATCAAAAACCCCAAACTTCCTGCACCTTCAACTGATTATGCGACACAAGATACTTTAAGTGGAATTTATGCTCTTAAATTGAATACAGTTACTGGTGCTTTCCAACCAGATGAAATTGTTGAGCAAGAAATTGCTTCTGGTCAAATTGCAAAAGGCACTGTAGTTTCTTGGGTCTGGGATGAAGTTCCAGCAGGTCAAACACCAACATCTGGTGTATTAAAGTATTTCCAAAGTCCAGATTTACATACTGACAATGGTGTAGTAAGAGCATTTGTTTCTGATGCATCTAAAGTTGTAGAAGGACAAACTTCTTTAATCACAGGAAATGTGGAAACAGCATATTCTACTGGTGGGTCTGTGCTTCCTTTATTAGGTTTATCATTCACCAGCGGTTTAGCAAAACCAGAAATTGCAAAATATACTGGTGATATTGTTTATGTTGAGAACAGAAGACTAATCACTAGAGCTCCTGATCAAATTGAAGATATCAAACTAGTAATTGAATTCTGATATTTCATTTCTTTCATAATAAACCCGTTACATTGAGTAGAGATGCCACAAAATACCAATTTAAATACAAAAGAGTATAACGACGATTTTGATGCGTCTAAAAATTTTTACAAAGTCCTTTTTAGACCAGGATACTCTATTCAATCTAGAGAATTAACAACATTACAATCAATTTTACAGAATCAAGTTGAACAATTTGGAAAATATCAATTTAAACAGGGACAACAAGTAATTCCTGGTGAAGTTTCTTTTAATAATAGATTAAATTATGTAAAACTATCTTCTGTATCCGAAGTAGCAGAAAATGTTGGTGGTGAAATTGTATTCAACAAATATGATATAAAAGATTTAGTTGGTGTAACTTTAACTGGAATAACTTCTGGAGTTCAGGGTATTGTTGTTGCTGCTGAATATGGATCTGAAACAGAATCTGATACAATTTACGTAAATTACATTAGTGGTGGTAATGATAGTGAATCTACTTTCAGACAAGGTGAAGAGTTAGAAGGAAATATTCAAAACAGTCCAATTCTTGTGGTTGGTACTGATGGAAGCTCACTACCTTCAGAAGTGATTAATGTAAATCCAGATACATTAGAAGTTACTAGAGATAAAAGCCCAGCAATGGGTTATGCATCTGCAGTAAAAGTAGAAACTGGTATCTATTTTGTTAATGGTTTTTTTGTGCAATGTGAAGAGAGTTTATTAGTAATTGACAAATTTTACTCACAACCATCCAAAAAGATTGGATTTGAAATAGAAGAAAAAATTATAACTCCAGAGCAAGATATAACTCTATATGATAATGCTAGGGGGTCTTCCAATTACAGTGCTCCAGGTGCTCATAGATTACAAATTAATTTAAATTTGAAATCTTATGAATTAGAGCAAGAAACTGGCGATAATTTCATTGAATTAATAACTTTAAAATTAGGTCAAATCCAAAGAAAAGTAAGTAAAAAAACTTACAATGAATTGGAAGAAACTTTAGCAAGAAGAACTTATGATGAATCGGGAGATTATGTAGTTGATAACTACCCCATTGAATTAAGAGAATATTGGCAACAATCTGGCAATCAAGGATTATATCCTTCCAGAATTGACGGCACTGTAGGACCAGAAGTTGCAGAAATAGAAAGATCTTATACACAACAAGAAGCAGAGGCAAGATTTGTTGCTGGATTGGGCGCTGGAAAATCTTACGTCAGAGGATATGAATTAGTAAATAAAGAAACCAAATTTTTACCAATAGAAAAAGCTCGTGACGTTTTATTAAAAGAAGATAATAGAATTAAGACATATGGGCTACCATATTTCAATATTTCTAATGTTTATGGGTCAATTCCTTTAAATTCTGAAGGTGGACAACTTTCTTCATATCCGACAGTTTATTTCTCGTCAGTATTTAATGATGGTTATTTGGGTTATAATGGTGATTATGGCACTAGAAAAACTTTATCTAGAAGAGGAAATCCATTAAAATCTTTATCGAAAACAAATTTAATTCATGATTATGCGATAAAAACAATTTATGTTAAAGCAAAATCTCCAGCAAATGATTATAGCTCTATTCTTGGCACAAAGCTTTGGTATGTTTCTGATTTAGGACAAAATTTAGCATCAACAGCAGTTGATTATGTTGATGTTATTGGATTTTCACAACTAACTAGACCAGATGATATAGGTGGAGAAGTATATCTAGAAATTACTGTATTAGGAAACAAAAGAGATTTGCAATCTAAATTCTTAGAATATGACGATGCAGATTTTATACCAGATGCATTATCTGGATCAGCAACAAATACAGAAGTAAAAAGAAGACAATTATTCTCAAAAACACAAAGTAGTCCAACTGATAACGGCAATTTTAGAGCTCAGAATTATTATTGGCAATCTAGTGGCACTCAAATCCAAGTTTCATCATTGGATTATGAAGTTAGAGTAGTTGGTGGTGTTAATAAGTATATTGCTAAACTAACAACCGTTACAGATCATGGATTATCAGCGGGTAATATAATCACTGTTTCAGCAGCAATACCATCAGCATATAATGTCAACGGAGCATCGGTTCTTGCTGGTCCGACAGCAAAATATTTTGAATATGAGATGGCGTCCAACCCAGGATCTATTGCATCTGGTAATATCATATTAACTGTTCCGATTTCCGAAACTAACAGAATTTTGCCATATGGTGAAATTGTAGACTATAGTGAATTAGTAACCCCAGTAATTGGTGTTTGCAAACCAAAAAATTTCTCATTGGTAGAAAGAGGAAGTGGTTTCAATCCAGAAACAGATAGAATTATTTCAAAAGGTAGAGATTCTACAGGAAATCAAAAATATAATTCTATCTTTAAATTGGAATATTTCAATCCAATTTTCTTTACTAAAATTACTTTAGATTCCCCCATCACTTCTGGATTTACTTCTGGAAGATATATTACAGGATCTCAAAGTGGAGCATATGCAGTTATAGAAGGATCTCCAGATTCTAGTTATTCATCGTTTAGCAATATTTTTGTGAAAGTAATTTATGGCAACTTTATTGCAGGAGAAACTATTGTAGATGAATCTGGTAATACCTTACGTATTGCAAAAGAAAATACTATTTCACACTTTATTGTGACAAAACGTGGTAGTGGATATTCACAATCAACTACTGCAGTTTCAACAAAACCAATTAAAATAGGTGGCAAAGATTTTGATGTTTCTGTTGTAAAACCAATTATAGTTGGTGGGAAAGTGATTCGCGTAGAAATAAAAGATAGAAAATCTTTGAAAGATGAATATGTTTCAGTTCCTGAAGTAGTAGTCAATTTTGATGCTGGCACACCACCAACTTCATCTGTCGTAAAAGCTGTTTTATTTAAAAATACTATATTAACTTACACTAACGAAAACGTAAAATCTTTTTATTCTGAGTTTGGCGATGGCAACGTCAATAAATTTACTGCTGACGTAGAAACTTTTGTAGAAAAATATTCCACAAGCAAGGATATAACTGCGTTTACGTTTTTTGGTACAGCTGGTAAGAAATATTTAACATGCAATTCTTTTTCTGGAGATCCAAGTGTAGATTTGCTTCCTGGTGATATTATACAATTTGTCGATAAAACGGGAGTTATCAGAAGACACTTGGTTGAATATGTGACATCAGCAAGTGGATTAGTTAGGGGGCAAATTTATCTAGATACTGCATTAAAGCAAGATGTTGATAATGCAATTGTTTCTAGGAAAAGAACAAAAATTACAAATCCAGAAAATTCTTCCCTTTTATATCCAATAGGATTTAAATCTGCGAGTAGTTTAATCCAAGATAGTGATGATACTAAAATTAAATATTATATTCGTCGTGATTTCATTACGACTTCTTCAACCTCTGGGGGACGAATTACTTTTTCTGCTCAATTAAGATTCGGCACACAAAGATTTATTGGATTCAATGAAAGTAATTTCTTATTAACAGTTTTAGATAAAGGAAATTCTGATACTGGATTGGAAAATGGTGATATTATGTATATCACTTCAAATCAAGTTTCTGCTTTGTCTTCTGGCGGTGTATCCATTACTCTAGATAATTTAGTGTTTAGGTCAGATGCTTCATCTGCATCTAATGTAGTGTTGAAATTATCTGCAACAATTGAAGTAGATAAATCTTCACCAAAAACAAAAACACCAGTTAGAAATAAAAGAATTGTAGTTATATCGTCTGGCGATAAAGTTATTCCATTCAGAGGATATGATTATGATGAAAAAACTGCACAAGTAATTTCATATTCAGACGCATTTGGAGAATATGGAACTGACATTAAAATTTTTGAAGGATCAATTTCAAACCCACCAGTTTTAGACGATCAAAATAATGTAATAGAAGGTTATGATGTAACTGATAGATTTACATTTGATGATGGTCAAAGAGACACTATGTATGATGTCTCAAGATTAGTTTTGAAACCTGGGTATGAAGCTCCAATTGGTCAAGTTGTAATTGTTTTTAATTACTTTGAGCATTCTCAAGGTGATTATACAACTATAGATTCTTACACGTTAACTGGCACTCCAGTTTCGGATATTCCATATTTCAATTCACCTTCGTTGGGAAGAATTTATCTTGGAGATGTAATCGATTTTAGACCAAAAGTTGATGTTAATTCATTAATTACTGGATTCCAAAATAAATCTCTACTAGAATCCAATAACACTATATCCTTTAATGGTTCGGGAGGTATAGCATCAGCTACACCAGCTCACGACGAAAATCTAGATTTTAGTATTTCATTCAACAGTAAACAGTATCTAGATAGAATTGATGGTATTTTCTTAAACAAAAAAGGAGAATTTTTAGTCAAAAAAGGAAATTCCTCATTAAATCCATCCAAACCAGAATCTCCAGATGATTGCATCGCTTTATATTACTTATTCATACCAGCATACACTGCAAATCTTAAAGACGTTCGTGTAACTCCAGTTGATAATCGTCGTTACACAATGAGAGATATTGGCAAATTAGAAAAGCGTATTGAAAGATTAGAATATTACACTACTTTAA